GAATTTCTACGGGTCTGGTACGCTGAGGGCAGGTGCTGGGGTTACGCAAATAGGGCGATCCCAGGCTTAACCCAAAGAAAGCCGTGGGCAAATGAACCCTGGACACTAAATCTAAACACCACGAACATCTTTAACTCGCTGCGCACAATAGAACGCAGACTCGATCGCGAGCTACCCGTACTGGAGACAACAATAGCACAGGACTGGTCCAGACACAGGAAGCTGAGCGTTGATTGGCTACGGCTGCCCGTATCTTTAGGCGGCGTAGGGTTAATGAAATTCTTCGGTGCAATACCAGAAAAGAAACTGCCGGTTGTGAACAAACCTAAGGTGACGTTTCGCGTGGCAAAGGATAGTTATAAGCAGTACCAGTACAAATACAGAGATTTTTCCCTTACTCAAGTGGAAGCAGAGAGCATACAACAGACAGCATTAGCACAAAAAGCAGGAACAGACGATGTGCGCGGTATTACAGCGATATACCGTAGAGCAGAAAAGAAGGCGCTTGTGGACTTCAAAACGTCCTGGACACAGGCAGCAATATTTACGTTGGTGGACGTCACCGTGACGAGGCAGTTACGCCTAATGGATACGCAGCAGCATAAGGATAGTACGATTAATCGGATCTCAACACCCGATTTCGGATCTGCTAAGCGTACGCAGGCATTTTGGCAAACATTGCAGACGGTGAGGGGGGTGCGAGACATAGACACAATGGCTATGTACAGAGACAGGTATCCGAGGGAATATGGATCAATAAAACGACTATAGCGCAAGGGACTACATAGAACGGTCGCGCTGGACTACTTATTCGGATCAATATCAGGTATAAACTACGGTAACTTGCACCCAATGGCGGCAGATATAGTACAGCAAACAGTAGGAGCGATAGTGAGCGAGTATCTATCGAAAGGTAGGAAGATGTCAACAATAGCGTGGACGTCGATCATTACTTTCGGAGCTCAGATGGCATGCCAGGCCTTGAAGGCGAGTGCCTACTATACGAAACTGTACAAATGGTAACCTGCAAACCAACGATACCACACGATCCAGTGTGAAGGTGAAGCGGAGCTAGGCGAGCACATGCGCTAGGTTCTTCAGGGTTGACATCCTGACACGTTAGTCTGACACGTAAAGACCCAGAAGGGGAGACGTACGCTGTA